TAACTTCTAATAACTTATTGTAATAGAAGTTTCTGAGGTAGGTTGGCATTTTATATACATCGAACTGATTAAATCCATTACCATAGTAACACAACTGAAAAATTTGGTCGTGTAATAATGAACTATGATTCTTCTCCAGGCCAAAAAAAGTTAACGCCCAAGGTAATGGGCACTTCCTCCTTTTCACCATCTGGATGCTCATAAGTATAAGTCATATCCATATCAGGTTGGATTTTCTTGACATGGTTCCTGAATGCTCTACTATCTCTAACCAACATATTTGATACAAATTTGTTAATAACTCCTACATCGGAGTTACCATCAATTGATAATATCATATATCTTAATCTAGTAGTGATATCAAAGGATGCATCTTTGTTAAACTTTTCTAATGCTGCGATATCTTTTTCAATTGCTTTCTCATCACCGTGAGTCAACAATTTAAATACCAATTTATTTTTTCCAACAGGTGTTGTAAATTCAAACTCATTTTTGTTGTTAAATCCAGATAAATCAACTTCTTTAGTTTTTACTTTACCTAAATGTACAACTACTTCAGCTTCTTCACCTGATACAGAAGAATAAAATTTCATTGGATACTCAGGTCCATATCCTAATACTCTGGTTGCAAGTATGATTGCGTTTTTATCACCTATTGTGATATCATCAATATTTACTTTATCAACAATAATAGATTCGAATAATTTATCTAACACAATTCCTTTTTTAATTAGGTTTTGTGAAGATAAAATATCCTCCTCCTTAGCTGTCATATACTTTAAAGTAACTTTACCAGAGGAAAGTGGATTATCTGATGGGTACACTTTACCCTCAGATGGTAAATCAATAACTTCGGTTGGGAAGTCAAATTGTGTTTCGCTCATAATTAACCTTTATTTGTTGTATATATAAGTATATCGAAACAAAAAAGTTGTAAAACGAAAAAAGGTTCTCACTAAGAGAACCTTCTTCAAATATATAGATAGTAGTGGATAATATCTTAAAATTCTAAAATAGCGTAATCGTATTGAAGTGTTAGTTCGATATCAGCTGGGTCATTAGATGAGAAATCTAAATCATTGAAGTTAGCTGATAGGATAAATGCTCCTTTTAACTTCCATTGTTCGATTTTATCACCAACAGGCCCTAACATATAGAAATCAATATCTTTTTTGTAGAAATCTGCATATCCTTTTCTACCAGTAATTGATTCATATCCTAATCTTATCCATTCCATAACCTGTTGTGCACCTGAAGGTACAATTGGGTCATACAATGTAATGTTGATATCTTGCCACTCACCCTTACCTTGTAATTTTCTATAAGTGTTGATGTGGTCTAACTTCACAGTTTCGAAATTGATAGATGGTCTGGATGCAGTTTTAATCAAGTAAGATTGAATACCATCAATCTCCATGATATACCTGTTCTTCATCTTCGGTTCGAAGTTTGTGAACATCATTTCGTTAAATTCTAATACTTCTGCCATTTTATATTTCCTCTTTTATACTAATAAATATTAGTTATCTATTTTTTTGTTATGCCGAGAACGATGCTCCAGTTGGTAAGATGTTGAAGTCAATTACAATGAATTCAGCTGTCTTAGCCGGTTGTAGGAAAATCTGTCCAGCAAGTATGTTTCTATCAACCACATCAGGTGTGTTGTTAGTCTCATCCATAACCACTTTAAATGCGTACAATCCTTGTCTTTGTTGGATACCTTCTAAGTAAGGTTGTACAGTGTTGATGAATCTACCTCTTGTCTGAGCGGTGTTTTGTTCGAACACTAAGAATCTAGAAGTAGATGCCACAAATTTCTTAACATTGATTAACAATCTTCTCACATTGATTCTATCTAAAGCTGATGCCTTATCTTGCAATGTTTTCTGTCCGAATGCTACAATACCTTGTCCAGGGAATGAAGCGATTGGGTTTACTTTATTTTCATATAAAGTATCTCTTTCAGAGTGTGTCAATCTATTCAATACTGAAACTGCTCCGATGATTCCACCTCTATTTAAACCAGCAGGTGCGAACCACTCAGCTGCGATAGCATCATTAGCTGCATATACAGCAGGTAATAATACCGAAGGTGGTACACTTACCAATTTGTTAGTGTTAGAATCTACAGTCTTAACCCAAGGATAGTAAGAACCTACATAGTTCGAATCGATTGAGTTAGCTTGAGTAGTTACTTGTGCGATTGTATCACTTACTGAAGTTAAATCAGAGATGTAGAAACAATCTTGTCTAGCTTCTACCATATCAATCACATCAGTAGTTACCGCTGGGTGTAATCTTCTTACGATACCCGGCGTTGCTACCATATTAATATCAAATTCATCAGCGTTTGAAATAGCATCGATTGCTTTCTTATATGCTACCGAACCACTAGCGGTTGAATCAGTTAAATCTAAACCTTGTGAGTTACCAGCTGAGATTGAACTTCCTAATGCAATCTCTCTAGCAGGACTCATTCCATCAAATCCACCTTGGAATGCTAATGTGAATTGTCTTTTAACCATATCAGCTGTTGCTGAACCTGTCATTTCTAATGTTAAACCTACACCACTTACATTTCCATCAAATCCAAAATCTAAGTTTGAACCAGTACCTACACTTTCAGGTAGTGGGTTTAAGTAGTTAGAGTTATCTAATTTAACACCAGTTGTTTCAAAATCAAAACCAGCATACTGATAAGGATTACCAGTTGTGTTTCCAGTTGAAGTTGTTTGATAAACAACTTTAGGAACAATAGTTTCATCAGTTGCTTTAATTGGGTTAGAGTAAGCTCCATGTCCAAATGGTGCAGCTGATACAGGGTACGAACCTTGTGATGCAACTTCTACTCTAATATATGATGAATTGTTTATCCAATCACCATTTTCAGTAATTTTACCATTTGAATCAACAGTATAGTATCTATCACCAATTACTCTTGCAATATAGTTAGGTGATGCTGGGTCTAAGTTTACATTGTTAAATGTTTCTAATACAACTTTTCTTTTATCTGTATCTGAATAAGAACGGATAGTTACAGTGAATACCGAATAATCAGTTCCACCATCTTCACCTGCTGCTTTAACACCAGAGATAGAAACTTTGAATCTTCTATTTTCACCATTACCATGTCCTAAAGTATGGAATTTGAATAGGTCATATCTTTCACCAGAAATAAGTTGTGATTTTACAAACGGAGTTGATGCTGCACTAGCATCGTAAGTAAAGTTTTGAGTTGGTAAAGCTTCTGCCGAAACTGCACTACCACTAACTACAAATAAATTTAAATCACTTGCAGCGTTTCTAAAGTATGAATAAGTATATGCATCTTTAGAACCTAATGCTGAAGTACCAAATACATCAGTTACATCATTATTAGCAGTTGATAGAATTGAAGAAGATACTTCACCAATACCACTACCACTTACAACAAATGAACCAGATGTAGTTGTTGAAGCAGTTACAGTGAAACCACTAAATCCAACTTCTTCATCACCATTGTTAGTTGAGTGTAGAGTTGCGATTAATTTTTGACTTCCATCTGAACCACTAGCTAATAAACCGATTGGGTTTGTTTGGTTATAACCACCAACACCTGCTACTCTTACAATTGTTGCAGTTCCAGCTTCTCTAAGATAGTTCTGTACTGCATATTCTGTATAATAAGTACCATCAGGTGTACCAAATTTATCCTCAAACTCACTTTGAGTTCTAACGATTGTAGGAACAAACGCTGGTCCTTGTTTGAAAGGTCCAATGAACGCTGCTCCAATTTCTCCTACCCCTTGTGCTAAGAACGAAAGGTCATTTTCTCTCGTAAATACTCCAGGTGATACAATTCTTTCTGCCATATTATCTCCGTTTATTAAATAAACAATTTAGTTATTACTACTATAAATATAACTAAAATAATGAAACCAACAATTATTCCGCTGAACCACTATCTGGCGTTGGGGTTACCGAACCTGTTGACCAAGGTAGTGCACCTTCACCAACTTCTTCACTAGCATCATCAACCTCGTCAATCTTCTTTTGGATTTGTTCTGCAATATGGTCCCAATATCCTGTTGATAAACTTGATGATACTACGTTTTGAACCCATCCAATTACTAAATCTTCTGTTAGTTCTCCGAAAGCCACAAATTCATCAGCTGAACCTGAATCAAAATCTATTGGAGTTGCTCCAACAAATCTTCCTTCAGTACCTGTTGTTGATTCAGTACCAGTACATGTCCATCTAACGTGTAAAATTACGTTTTCGTAATCACCTACTGCTTTTTTAGTCATTTGGGTTATACCCCAAGAATAAGTTACTGCCATTTTTATTTCCTTTTTATATATAAATATATAGGTTGCCTCCCAAACGGAAAACAATCACCTATAAATATAACCTAAGTTTTGTAAACACAAATATTATTAAGATATGCTTCCTGAAGATTCTACCCAACTTGATGATACATGATTCCAAGCTTCGATAACAAATGCAGATTCACTAGCTATCAAATGTTCTTCGTTGAAACTATCATAGTGAATATCTTCATGCTTTCTACTAATTTCAATACCATTTTCCAAAAAAGATATTCTTTTAACAACATCAATTGATGGATTTTGTACATTTATTTCTAATGCGTTTAAAACTACTACTTTTTCTAATGCCATTTTATTTTTTATTTAATAATTCTTTCATCATCTCTTTCAATTCAGAAAGTTCTGACTTTAAATATTCAATTTCTTCTTTTTGCGATTTAACTATATCATTTTGTTCGTTGATTGCGTTAACTAATAATGGAGTTAACCTATCGTAATCAACAGTCATATAATCATATCCCAATCTCTGAGCTTTTGGAGCTGGATGTACTATTTCAGGAAGAACTTCTTTAACATCTTGTGCAGATACACCGACTTGTAAATCATTTCCTTGCCATCCAATCATATTGGCTTCTTTATTGTTTCTATAATAGAAACCATTAAGTTTACCAACTTTTTCAAGAGCGTTTTCAATATCACCCTCTTTATCCTTCAATCTCATATCTGAGTAGTAAGCGATTACATTACCCTCAGCGTATAAGTTATCATTAATTCTAAGACCCCAACTTTCAGTTCTTGCTTTCCAACCACCATTATAGTAAATGTAGAAGTGGGAGTTATGAATACCTTCACATAACCACTCATTATTTACATCATTGTATAAACCAGTTGAACTACTATTATTGTGCATTAATAGTGAACGACCATTCATTGACCATCCTTCCCAACCATTTATACTACCATATGTAGAAACAGTTCCATATTGTCCACCTTCATCACCAACAGAACGAAGTCCGTATCCTCTATCTTGGAAGTATAAACCAGTTCCACCTTGTGCTCTGAACCAATCGTTTGCTAATATAGCACTCATTTGTGAATAAGAAGCAGGGTCGGTGTAGTATCCAGTATTATTTGAATCATAATATCTACCAGCATACATTGAACCACCATTCCATC